CATTCCTGAGCTATCCTGTCTGCTTCCTGTGGAGTCACTTCCTGACCTTTGAAAGAAATGACGTAATGGTGCATTTTGATATGCTCTTTTCCTGTCGGAACACCTACCCTGTGAAATTTCTCTCCTGCGTAATGCTCATAACACATTTTCATTTCGATATATGCCGATTCGGGATCATCGGAACAATTTATGCCTGTAACAATCGCCGCTTTCTGAGCTTTGGTTTCTCCGGTTATATATTTCAGAGTTGCCAGAGGATTGTTTTTTATGGAGAAATGCCGTAATACCGCCATCAGATATTTACCTCACGCATTGAAATTGCTTTAAGGTCATTACGGGCAAATTCACCCATTTCGTTAATGATACGCTCGGCATCTTCCACATCTTTTGCATATACAGCTTTGCTTATATTCACCGTTTTTGCAACTGTCATCCGACATATAAAACCTCGTGACTAAGGTAAAAAGCAAAAAGCCGAAAAAAGCCAAAATAATCCGAGATATTGAAAAAAATCCCGTTCCTTATGCACAATTGTGTGAAACAACGGGCAAAAATATAAAACGCTCCATAAACGGCTATAAATGGCGGTTTGTGGGGCGTTTTATTGATGCTGATTACAGCTTTTTATATATGAAAAAAGGTCGATTATACACAAAGGGGTGAGCATTTTAGACACCCCTTTTTAGATTGTAAACATAACAACCATAAAACAAAGAAATTGTAAACATAACAACCAAGAAAAAGGCTGACAAAACAACCTGTTTTTTTCATAAATGGCTTAAATACGTCATTTAGCCTTAAAAAAACTTAGGTTTTATATTTTATGCATAAATCCTGTATATATACATAAATCTATGCATAAAAATCATTTTGATTTATTATCAATTAAATCGCTAAGTGAATTCAAATCATCTAATAAAATTTCTATACACTCAGCTTTGATAATTGAAAATTCGGAACGTGTTGTAGATTTTGAAAATTTTTTCAGTTGCTCACTAATACCATAAATAATATCAAATATACAGTTACTTACTAATATATTGGTTGAATTGTTGCTTAGTATTGACATTAATTCATCGACAGAACCGGGGATAATTTGAGAAATGGCAGCATTATTCAACTCTTTAATTTTTTCGGTTAATTCATTTAAAGATGATACAGCTGCTTGTGTCAATTCATTACTATAAGAGCGATCATAACAATCACTTGATTTTTTACTGGTGGTGTCAGATTCATCACTATTGCATAATATCCAATCAGTCGGCACATTAAATTCTAAAGCTATAAGCTTTATTAATTTATTATTAGGTGTTTCAGATCCCCTTTCCATTCTACTTAGATATGATTGAGAAACCATAATTCTTTCAGCAAATTGTTTTTGGTTCAAATTATTTTGTTCTCTTAGTAATTTTATACGACTTCCTATGCTTTCCATTGTGAAATCCTCCAAAATATTCGTGTAATCATAATATTAGCTTGACTTTATTCGTACACGAATATATAATATTGACTGTGGGATATTTATTTTAATTATACCACATAAAACACAAAAAAGAAAGAGGTGAAAAAGTATGAAAAAAAGAAAAATTTGCAAACTCGGAAAGCTTATACTTATAAGACTCAGTGAAATGGGTAAATCACAAGCTTGGCTTGCTGATGCAACGAATCTTTGTGATTGCTCCATATCTTTCTACATATCAGGAAGAAAGAACCCGTCAATAATCACAATCAGCAAGCTTTCCGATGCTCTCGGAATAGAGACTGAAAAAATCATTGAAGCAATCGCAGAGGAATAACCGGAATTATGAAAGAAATATGGGTAACAACAAACGAATTGGCGGCTATTCAAGGCATAACAACGCAGGCAGTATTTAAAATGCAAATGACAAAGCATAAATATGTTACCCGTTACAGCTACGGAAAAGGACGTGGCGGGCGGGTGCTTGAATTTGCGCTGTCCTCTCTTCCGATAGAGCTACAGGAGAAATATTGTGCATTGTATAATGTTCCGCTCCCCGATGATATGACAGATCACAGCGAATATGATATCAAGTACACGGGCAAGCAAAAGGAAAAGGCGGCTTTCCGTCTCGGAATTGTCCGCCGATACTGGAGATCAGGCAAGACCGCCGCCGCATATGTCAGAGAATATAACATTGCCAACCCGGATATTAAATTGTCGGAATGGCAGTTGAGAGAATGGGAGCAGCGTTATAAGGATTCGGGGCACAGCCTTGAAAGTCTGATAGACAGAAGAGGCGAACACCGTTCCGGAACAGGAACGATCCCAGAGGAAGCCTGGCAGTATTTTCTTGAACTTATATTGACACCTCAGGGGCGATCGGTTCAAGCCTGCTGGGACAAGGTGAATGAGCTCTATCCCGATATTCCGGGAGTAAGAACATTTGAACGCAGATATGCGGATATTCCCGAACCGGTAAAGGTTAAAGCGGAAGGAAGCAAGGAGAGATTTGAATTGCTTATGCCGTCCCTGTACAGAGATTACAGCAGCTTGCATTCAAATGATATATGGTGCTTGGATCATCATTTGTCAGATGTATTTGTAAGAAACAAGCGTGGCAAGGTCGTCAGACTGTGGATGTCCTGCGTTATGGACGTACGTTCAAGAAAAGTGATGTCAATGGTGATAAGGGATGCTTATCCGAATAAAACTGCCATAAAGCAGGGATTAAGGATAGCAATTGAAAAATACGGACTTCCAAAGATGATACAGACCGATAACGGCAAGGATTATTTATCAAAGGACTTGGATCCGAATGAAGAAAACTCGTTGCTTTCCCTTCTCGGAATAGAAAAAACGACCGCCTTGCCCAAACACGGACAGGCTAAGCCCATTGAACGCTTTTTTGGTACACTTGAAGAAGGCTTTGGAAAATTCTGCTATGGATATGCGGGAAATGATGCAAAAAAGCGCCCCGATTATCTGCATAAGCTTTCCAAAAATCTTGCCAATGATCCGAACATTCAGGAAATTGACGATTTTATCAAGGCTTGTAATAACTGGATCGAAAATGTTTATTCGGACAGGAGCCACGGCGGTAACGCTATGAACGGCAAAACTCCGAATGAAGTATATGCTCAGGAAATGGGTGAACTAAGAACTTTTGACAACAAGCAGCGGCTTGCGTCAATATGCGGAGAACGTGAACAGCGAATAGTGCGGCACGACTGCATTGAACTGCTCGGAAGAACCTACAGAGCAAAGGACGGCGCACTTGTCAATTACATTGGTGCAAAGGTCACGATCGTTTATATGCCCGAAAACATTGACGTGATATATGTGTATGATGAAAAATTCAGGTATATATGCAATGCGACCGCCGTTGTTCGCACCTCGTTCAGGACTTCAACAATGGAAGATTATCAGGAGATCAGAAGAGAACAGAAAAAGGCTCGCAAGATCGTCAACAGTCAGATGCCTAAAGCTCGTCTTTCGGTTACTGACAGTCTTATTCAAAGACAGGCAGCCGAAAATTCATATACACAGATAAATGAAACCGCTCCCGCTTCCGAGGAAACATCTGACAGCCCGGAGCTTGTTTCAAAAAAACGTGAAAGTGCTTTCCAGATATTTAACAGCTTTGAAGAGAAGCAAAAGAAAAAGGAGGTCATATAAATGATCGAAGAAGTTCGTGCCGATCTGCTTGAATTTATGGCAGATACAGGCACAAAGCAAAAACAGATCGCAGACGAAAGCGGCTTGTCGACCGCTGTTGTATCACAGTTTATAAGCGGTACATACACGGGGGACAATGCCAAAGCGGCAGATACATTAAGTAAGTATTTAAGGCTCGCTAAAGAGCGGTTAAATGTAGTAAGTTATCACCGTTTTTATAAGGATCTGGGAAATACAAGGCTTGTAAACGGTGCTGCTGCATATGCTCATAAGCATTGTGAAATGACGCTTATCCGTGGAGATTCGGGAGCGGGCAAAACAACCGCACTCAGATATTACGCTGAAAACAATGCAGGCGTTGTATTTGTAACAGCCAACAGCACCGTAAGAACAGGAAGGCTTATTTTGCAGGAAATAGCCGCCGCAATGGGAAAGAGCTGTATAGGCTGCAACATCAAGCAGACAATGGACACGCTGTTAAAAGCGTTATCGGGAACAAAACGGCTCATCATAATAGATGAAGCTGACAGGCTATCGCTTAATGCATTGCAGGCAATACGTGATCTGAACGATATTGCCAATGTTGGGATCGTTCTTGCAGGCAACAACAAACTCTATACTCAAATGCTCATTGGAGTAAAGGGCGGAGAGTTCGACCAGATACGCACAAGGATCCTTTTTAAGCCTATGGTCGAAAACAACTATACAATGGATGAAATATTGGGCGTTTTTCCCGATATTAAAAAGGACGTTGCGGCGGTACTTATGAAAAAAGCTAACAGAAACAGCCTCAGAGAAGCAATAAAGCTGTATAATTTCGGCGTTGAGCTTTCCAATATCCAAAATATTACGCTTACCGGAAAATTCCTTGTAAGCCTGGACGAGGAGGCTTATTAATGAAACACATAACCAATCTACTTACATTCGCATCAATGCTTGAATGTGTTGCGATCATAGGAATATGCGGGTCATATGAGCTCGGTCGAATAGAGACAGCGGAGCTTCTGAAATGGTTCATAGCTTTGGGAGCAGCATTATACATAACATCACGGCTCATAAAGGTATCGGCAGCCGTTACCGCAAATAACAGCCGCCGAAAGATAACGGTTAAATATACAAAGGATTCAACCGTTATCAGCATACCACATAAGAGAAAAAATGTCAAGTGTCTCAGAACGAACAGAAACGGCGTATAAGGCGCATTGTATTTTAACAGCAAATTACCCTATGAATTTGATACCGTTGAATTTAAACGGTATTTTAAAGCGATTAAAAGGGTATCACACAATAAATAATTACGGAGGTCAAAATTATGGAAGAAATCAAAGCTTGCCCGTTCTGCGGCTCACAGGGAGATCTTGAAAGTTCAGAGCTTACAGACGGAAACCGATATTATTATGTAAAGTGCAGCAACAAAAAGTGCTGCATCAGAAGCGCAGCCGTTAAGGTTGGCTTTAATGAACGCTTTGAGTGCAAAAAGAACGTTGAAGTTACTCCCGTTATGGCGATCACTCACGTTGTCAGCCTTTGGAATGAGCGTTCAGATGAGCCGCCCGTATATCCTTGGAGCGGCAAAAAGGTCAGGATCAGACCTTTAAGAAGGGAGCGGACATAATGAACGGTATAAGCCTTGAAAAATGCCCCTTCTGCTCAGGCTCCGCATATATCATAAAGGGACACGGCATTTACGGCGGCATTGGTTATCAGATCAAATGCAGCCGCTGCGAAGCTGTCACACCGATAGAGGAATCGGGCACCCAAAGCGTTGTTGATGCAAATGGATTCAGAAAGATCAACATAAGCGATATAGAAGCTATAGGCAGGCTTTCAAATCTCTGGAACACAAGACAGGCTACATAATAAAAAGCCCGGAAACTGTCTGACCAAGCAGTTTCCGGGCTTAAAACAATTTAAAGGAGTCTTCTAAATGACGAAAGAAGACTATAAAAAGAATAGCATATATTTTTGTTGATGTCAATCGTATGTACTGTTTTTGTGGTGTGGTACAATAGGCAAATAAAGTCGCATAGTACATAATAAATGTAACAGAAAAGAAAGGCGGTATAATATGAACTCATATGAAAAGTTACTGAAAGATATTCCTTATGATTACCTTGATGACAAGCAAAAAGAACTTTATGACATTGTAGGTGAAGCCGCATACTGGGCACTTGTAAGGAACTGCGGCGGCGAATTTTTATATATTTCCAAGGCTGAGACAATAGCCGCAAATTACAGAAATAAGCGCATTTATGAGCTTTTCAACGGTGAAAACTATAAGGAGCTTGCCAAGATGTTTAACCTCACTGAAAGATATATCAGACGAATTGTAAATTGTATGCGTGAACAGGAGAAGGAAAGCAAATAAACGGCATAGCTGTTTATATAAAAAAATAAATAAAACGGAGGTAAGAAGATGAATGAAACAAACGGTTCTGACGTTGTAAAAGAAACAGCAGGTGAGCCTGTTGCCGAAAATGAATCGGAACAGGCAGTTCAGGAACTTACGGCGGAAGAAAAGCTTTCAGAAAGGGAACGGCTTGTATCTGAACGAGAAAAGGCAATAGAGCTTAAGGAGCGTACAATGAATATTGCAAAGCTTCTGAAAGAAAAGGGAATTTCTCCCGAGCTTGCGGAATTTCTCCGCATTGATTCAGATGGGAATGATGCTGAGAACATTGACCGTTTGGCAAGTATCTTAAGCCAGAACAATAAAGCAAATTTGCCAAGGATCAGCACGGGGCTTGAACATACAAGCTGTTCATTTGATGATTCCGAATCGGATTTTATCCACGGATTCAAACATTGATATGGAGGGAAATATAAATGAATACGATAAATTATGCAGAAAAATATGCAAGTGAGATTGATGAACGTTTCAATCTTGGTTCGGTAACCGGCAACATCATTAACAATAATTTTGAGTTTGACGGTGTAAACAGCGTATATGTTTATTCTGCTGACACAACAGAGCTTCAGGATTACAATATGACAGGCGGAAGCAGATACGGCACGCCCGAGGAGCTTGGAAACCACATTCAGAAAATGACACTTACTCAGGATAAGGCATTTACATTTACAATTGATGCCCGCAACAATTCCGATACCCTTATGACACAGCACGCAGGACGCTGCTTGCAGCGTGAGATCGATGAGGTGATAATCCCCACGATTGACAAGTACAGACTTGCAAAACTTGCCGAAAATGCAGAGTTTATAAAAAATAATGTTATTTTCAGCGATAAGTTCTATGATGAGTTTATTCGCATCAATGCAGAGCTTACTGATAATCTGGTCCCTACAACCGGAAGAGTGGCTTATATATCGCCCCAGACACACGTTTTAATTAAAACAAATATAACTTACAACGGTATGGGTGATAAGGCTTTTGAAGTAGCTCAGACAGGCAACGTCTACAAGATTGACGGCGTAGCTATCTGTGTTGTTCCGTCTTCATACCTTCCGAAAGGTGCTTTAGCTCTCATAACTCACCCTTGTGCTTTGGTTTCACCTGTTAAGCTGTCAGAATACAAGATACACGAAAATCCTCCCGGTGTGAATGGTTGGCTTGTTGAGGGGCGTGTATATTATGATGCTTTTGTACTTAACAATAAAAAGAATGCCATTGCTCTGATCAATACAAAACTGGAAGATGATGACGAAAAGAATACATCAGAGGATACAACAGAATAACAATGGAGGTGCATTATTATGGCTCAGTTCAGTACGGCAATTGACAGGGCATATAAAAACTGTATGACTGCATTGCTTCCAAAATATATTCAGCTTGAAAGCATAAACACAAGTCCAATGCTTTCCGAAAACGGCAGAACGATTAAAAGGCAGGAGCTTTATGAGGAGATTGAGGACATCAAAGATAAAGCTTGCAATGAGATAAATGCCGCACACAAGCTTTATTCCGAAAAGGTAAAAAATATTTTTTCGGCTATTTCGGGAAAAGACATTGACAATCCGGATTTTAAGCTGCTTAAAGAAAACCTTGTAAAGCTTAATCAGAAGGAATTTGAAGTAATATGTGAGCGTTACAAGGGCAATCATTTTATGATGAAAGCACTGGAAGAATACTCAAATTCGCATTCAGCTTTGATAATGCCGTACAAATGTGCAGATAAAGAAGAAAAGCTTGTCAAGGCTGAAAATGCAAGGCGGTTCTTCTGCGATAACATTCATTCCTGCATTCCTGTTCACAGCGGGGCAAGCAGGAAAATCACAGAGATAAAGTCATATGACTATGAAACTTATATTGCAATGAATGGCATTTCAAAGCTTGATGAAATATGCTGTGAATAAATGACCGGACAGCGGGCGGACAGGATCCGCACGCTGTTTTTTTATGAAAGGAGATATGAAAATGAGTAATGACGGTTCACTTGTATTTGATACGGGGATAGATAAAAGCGGATTTGATAAGGATCTCGGCAAGCTTGCATCGACTGCCGCAGCGGCAGCGGCAACGATAACAGCAGCATTTGCCGCCGCTGCGGGGGCGGCTGTCAATGTGGGTGCATCTTTTGAAGCTTCTATGTCACAGGTTGCGGCAACTATGGGAATAACATCTCTTGACAGCTCTTACAAACTGCTTTCAGATGCCGCCAAGGATATGGGAGCGGCTACAAAGTTCAGTGCAACACAGGCGGGTGACGCTCTGAACTATCTTGCCCTTGCGGGCTATGATGCCGAAAAGGCTGTTTCTGCTTTGCCCACCGTACTGAACACGGCAGCGGCAGGCGGTCTTGACCTTGCTTATGCTTCCGATCTCATTACTGACAGTATGTCGGCACTGGGGCTTAGTATGGACGAACTTGAAAGCTTCTCAGACAAGCTTGCGAAAACCTCACAGAAATCCAACACAAATATTGCACAGCTTGGTGAAGCAATACTGACCGTGGGCGGTACTGCTAAGACCCTTTCGGGCGGCGTGACCGAGCTCAACACAATGCTTGGACTTATCGCCGACAACGGTATCAAGGGAGCGGAGGGCGGCACGGCTCTCAGAAATATCATTCTTTCCCTTTCCGCTCCCACCGATACGGCAGCGGCGGCAATGAAAAGGCTGAATATTTCCGCCTTTGACAGTCAGGGAAAAATGCGTGATCTGTCTGCTGTGTTCTCTGACTTCAACACAGCTCTGGCACCGCTTACCGATCAGGAGAAAACGCAGGCACTTAATGAAATTTTCAATAAGGTCGATCTTAAAGCCGTCAATGCTCTTCTCGGAACATCGGCGGAACGCTTTGAAGAACTTACGGGATATATTGAGGACTGCGAGGGAGCAGCTGCACAAATGGCGGACACGATGAACGATAACCTTCAGGGCGATATCACAATAATGCAGTCAGCTCTTGAAGGCTTGGGCGTGTCGGCTTATGAAAAGTTTGCTTCACCTATGCGAACGGCTGTACAGGAGATTACGGATATTTTCGGCGACCTTAATTCAGAGATAAACGGGGAGCTTGGTGACAAGCTTGCCACACTTGCAGAAAAATTCGGAGATATTGCGGTAAATGCGGCGGAGTTTGCCGCCGATGAGGGCATACCAAAGCTAATTGATTCCCTTGAATGGATATGCGACAACAGCGATCAGTTATTTATTGCAGCCAAAAGTGCGGCGGCTATGGTGGTCGCATACAAAGGCTTATCGGCGGCAAATGCAGCGGCAACATCTGTTGCAGCATTTTCAAAAGCTGTTTCGGGAGCGGCTACAGCATCACAGGCACTTGGAATAGCTATGAATGCAGTTCCTTGGGTGGCTGTTGCCACACTTGCGATAGGCGGCGCAACGGCTCTTGCTTCATATATCGACAAACAAAAGGAGCTTATCGGATATGAGGGAGAAATAAAAGAGGCTTTTAATGAAGCCAACAAGGAAATAGCAATACAAAATAACCTTCTTGCCGAACAGGCACAAAGCAGCAGCGTTTCCGACAGGCGGCAGGCGTATGAAACAGCAAAAGAGGATATGAAGAGCTTTACCGAAAGCATTGAAAATAATAATGCAAGGCTTACGGAGCTGTATAATAAACGTCAGCAGATAAATCTTGAACGTGACAATATTCACAATACTTGGAGCGACCCACGGCAAAACAATATAATGACAGAGCTTAACAAACAGCTTGACGAAGTTGAACAGGAAATTGCGGGAATAAACGAACAAAACATATTCCTTGAAAGTGCCTTGACGGAGCGCAGGCATATTATTGAGGAATACAGTGATTTTGATGTTGCTCCCGAACACGTTATGAATCAGGATATTATCAACAGGCAGAATAACAATGCTCAGTCGGTTCTTGACAGGTATAAGAGAGAAGCCGCCGCCGCTGCCGCATCACAGGAGGAAATAAATAAGGCGTTAGCCGATGCTTGGGAGGGGCTTGACCATAAATATGCCACGGGTGTGATAAAGGACGAAAAAGAGCTTTATTCCAAGCGCATAGAGCTTCTTGCGGTTTACGGTGATGAAAGCCAAAAGGAGCATTGGAAATATTATGAACAGATATATTCCTATGAAAAGAAATTCAATGAGGAAAGCAATGAAGCCGAAAAAGAGCGGCTTGACAAAAACCTTGAAATGCAAAAGGACAGATATAAAAAACAGCTCACTATCACCACGGACGGCATAAACGGACTTCTTTCAGAATATAAGAAGGCTATGAATGAGCTTGACAGCAGCATATCAGGCTATAAATCAAAGCTTCTTACTGTAGGCGATGTATTCAGCGTTTCCGAAACTACCGACAAAAACGGCAGCAAGGTTCGTCAATATACAGTTGAAAATCTCAAAGAGCAGATGGAACAGATGCGGAAATATCACGCATATGTCAAGGAACTCAAAGCTTCCGGAGCTTCTCAGGGACTGCTTGAAGAGCTTACAAGCTTGAATTTTGATGACGGGGCTGTATTCGGAAAATATCTTACAGATCTCAGCAATTCGGAATTTTCTCAGATAAATGAGCTTTACAAGGAGCGTGAAGCTCTTGCCGATGAGCTGTCAAAGGATCTCTATGCAGGTGAAGCGGAGCAGATAAACAACGCTATGCTTTCAGCTGTTGACAGTGCCGTTATGCAGCTTCCTGCACAGGCACAGGCAGCGGGGCGGCAGTTCCTTTCGGAATTCATTTCGGGGCTTGATCTTTCATCTGAGGACATTTCCGACGAGGTATCAAATTTTGTTTCGGGCTTTACCGAGCTTTACAATTCATCTCTTGAGGATATGGACCTTAAAAGCGGCTTTTCAATCGCACTGGACGGAATAAACACATATTCAATGGGTCAGCAGCTTGCCAAGGAACTGACAGCGGGATTTAACGAGGAAATGGCAAGATATTCATCAGAAATAAAGGCAAGTCAGCTTAATCTTGGAACTGGCTTTACAAGTTCATACAAGCCGGATTCCGCTGCCGTATCAGCAAAGAAATCCAGTTCCGAAAAGATTCAGCTCAATGCGAACATTTCTACAGACGTTATACTTGATTACGAAAAGGTCGGCAAGGCTGTTTGTAAATATATTACAGAGACCGAACGCCGCAGAGGGTAAATAAAAACCGCATTTAAGGTCATTTTCAGCAGCCTTAAATGCGGTTTATATGATGTTTTAAGCAATGTGTTTTTAGTGTTTGTGCGTTGCATATTTTGCGGGGATATTCAAGAATAGCACTGGGATTTATAAAAAAACTTTGTTTTTATCTGTCGGGCGACAG